CGTCCGGCTTCGAATACATGACGACGATCTCGAGCCCGTCCGGAACGAGCCATTCGGATTCTCCGGATAGAATACTAGCTACAATTTTTCGAGAAGCTTTATCGAATTGCTTAGCGTACACAATCTGCCCTGAATTTGGTCTGAGAAGATTCAGCGTGATCTCAGAAGAAACCACAAGTGTTCCCATTGTTCGCTCGACCTCCTTCAGTTATACTCTCGTTCTTTAAGAAACGAATTGGTTTGAATACATTTATCGTTAAGTCTTCGGATTTCCCGAATGGCAGACTCCACGACACCGTTCTTTATGTCTTTGCGTTCGATGTATGTTTCGTAATCATCGCACTCTTTAATGACAAAATCGAACTGTTCTTTTGTGTGTTTTCGACCGTTCATGCAGGCGTTCGCAAACTCTAATATGTCGCGTCTCGTGTCTTGAAGGTCCTTGATCTCCGACTCCGCAATATGCTCGTCAAGCTTTACTTGCACACGGTCAATTTTCGAATCCATATCGCTGATCCGCTTGTTGAGCTTGGCGTTCAGTTTCTCTCCAAGCCATCCGAAAACCCAATCCCACGGATTTATGTTGATTTTGGAAACCTGAAGGAGCGACGCCAGAATAAAAATAACAACGCCGGTTATCGACACGGTATTCTTTAATCCTTCCGATGAAAGTAATGAAAGTATGTCTTTTAGACTCATCACTATACTCCCATTTTGAATTATTTAAGCTCCGAGTTCTTCGGGCGGCTCGACACGGACCCAGGTATAGGCTGCAATGTACGGAGGCATGTTACCGTGAGATTCAGAAGCATCCTGAGCTGCTACGGAGTGCGTGTGAGTGACAGAATTCGAACCGACCGCCGTGTAAGCACTTCCGGAGCTAGCATACGCGTACGGTCCGAAACGTCGGGAATCGCCAGTAGTTGCCGTTTTTAAATCGTTACGATATTTTAACTCATGCTGATGTCCGCCACCAGTGATCGACAACGCTCGCTGTCCGCTCTGGTTAGCCGTCAGCGTCCCCCGCTCCGAACCACCAGTCGCCCCGGCAATCCGATAGCATACCGAGTCGTCCGGCTCAGTTCCGATATCCGTGTCTTCCGCGGCGGCCAATATGAACTGACCTTTAATCGGATTCCAATAGCCGCCGAATAGCTCAGCGGGGGAAGTCGGATCCATAGACTGGTATATTGAGCCTATTGGCCACGCATCTAACGGATCTCCGCCTTGCGCAGTTCCCACAGTTCTCACCCCCGCTGCTGTATAGAATACTTTGCCGGCGGCAACGTCAGACGCCTCCACCGTTGAGTCCGTGATGTCAATCAAAGAGGTTCCATCGGCAAGTTCTACTTTATTGACTGCCATTTTGAATCCTCCTTATTACACGGAGCCGATCGTAACCGTCTTACCTCCGGCCGCGTTGTCCGAATACGCCACAGCAATCGCCGAAACGGTCACCTGCGACAAATGCGTATAGCCCGTGTCAGGCGAAATGACCTGCGAAGAGAATGTTGGGGTTGCCGTCTTGGCCTGCGCTACGACACCCTCGGCGCCGGACATCGTACCCTCGACACCGAGAATCGTAATCCCCTCTCGGCTGTTGTTCGCGATAATCTTAGCCTGCTCGGCAGCTGCGATCTGCACTGTGCCGGAGCCATCGTGGTAGCCCTGAGGCACCGTATAGACCTGCGCCTTTGTGGAGATCGTTCCAGCCACAGCGCCATTGTTGGGCATTGTACCGGTCAGTTGGACGCCACGGGCATGGGCAGTTTTTCCGGCGAGAATCTCACCAACGGCGGCCGTGTCATCGCTCGTATCACTGTCATAAGTGCAGGTACCGGTAATCGGAGCGCCATTCGCTCCGTGCGCAGTGTACCCCTCTAGAAGATGCGCTGCGTCGACGGTATCCGCCGTAAGGTCCATCAGAACCTCACCAGACGCAAGAACTACTTTACTATTGTATGTGTTAGCCATTGATGAGGCCTCCTATATAAACTGTCGTCCCTCCGGACGGATTTGATACGCGAGACACCTCGATGGGGTTGATCTCCACGTTCTCGAGCATTAGTTTGCTCTGCGTTTCCAAGACCTGTTTATCGAATGTCGGGTCTACGATGTAGTCGCCGTCGTAAGGTTTATGGTCGCAACCGGACGCAAAAGAGAACTTCCCTTTTAGGTTGCCCCCATTTTGAATTTTTCCTTTGAGATAGTGTTCCCCGCTCAGCGTTCCTTTAAGAACACCAATGGCGGAAAGCCCATTCGGCATATCAACACACCTCTTCCGTCAACTCAATCGTAGCCCTGTCGATAAAAGTATCGATGTCTCCGTTCGCGTAGGTGATCTGGATGTCGTATACGTATGATCCGAACGGAAGCTCTTTTGTATCCTGAGGTTTGAGCCAGAGGATCTGCGTATCGTTCGGGATCTCTTTTTCCAGGAGAACCGTGTTCTCTGAAAAAGACTTCTTCATGGCGAAACGGACCGATTCTCCTTCCTGAGGAGTGTACTCGGTCCCGTCTGCCCGATACATGTTAACTGTCGCTTTAAACGTGTCCCCACGAGTAAGAAGAATCTTTGTGCCGCTGATTTTCTGCACTTCGATCACCTCTCGTTTACGTTTTTGGATTCGCCCTTTTCTGCCCAGTTCAGGCTCTGATGCTTTCCGTAATACTGATTCGAGGAGATCCTCAGGATAACACCGAGAAAAGTGTCGACAGCCGTAATGGTGCCAACGACCTGCTCAGCGTACGGGAGGTTCCAGATCCCGGCAAGCGCGAAATAAAGAGTGCCCAAAGCCGGCAGGATAACCTGCGCAATGTATTTGAGCACATCGTAAGTGTTGTTAGACATAGAAACCTCCATTGATTAAGACATAAGTGCCTCGTATGTTCTGCCATCAACAGTGCCGGTTTCGGGAAGCCCCTTGGCTTTCTGGAGGTATATGATGGCATTTTTGGTTGCCGTGCCAAAGTCCCCGTCCACAGTTATAGAGTACCCGCAGGCAATAAGAAGACTTTGAATTTTTCGGACTTTCATGCCGGCATCACCGTACCCGACGATCGGGAGGCGCACCGTACACATTTGCTCGGGGGCAGATTCTTCGACTTCGGAAGCCGTCGGCTGCTCTCCGATCTTAAGTTTCTGACCGACCCAAAGATTACTCGTGGTCAGACCATTATCTCGCATGATACGGGCGTACTCTGTACCGTTCCCATAGAATCGCTCAGCAAGACCCCACATGGTATCACCGGATTTTACCGTATAGATCCCATTTTGAATTTCCGAATCCGAGCTCGGCTGGACCGGAATCGTTTCGGTTTGATGCGTAGTTGTGCTGTGCTGTACCGGAGTATTCTCCGTATAACGAAGCACGTAATCCCACGGGAAGTTATAGTACGACCGGATGTTGGTCTCTCCTCCGGTATGGTCTCCGGGAACTCCGCCGGTAACACCGCCAACCTCATTTCCGCTGGCCTGTGCAAGCTGGCCATTTCCAATGAACATGGCGGTATGAGACCGTACGTTCAGAAGAACATCACCGGCTTTGAGTCCAGCACCACTGAACAGGTTAACGGACGCGGTAACGTCTTTAAATCCGTTCGCGAGCATGTCCGAGTACATGTTGCCGGTATAGGTGCAGCTGAGAGGGAGTCCGGCTTTCTTGTACGCCGTGATCACAAGAGAGGAACAGTCGTAATCCGGTCCCCAGCGATTCGCCTGATCATACCCATGAGAATTGTCGTTCGCCGTGGCTCTCATGAAGTCGACGGCTGTGGAAACGACACCCATAAGATCACGCTCCTAAATCTTTTTTGAGAGTTACGATAACATCACCATCGGATTCCACAGAAAAACCGAAATAACGAGTGTAACCGGTATAGGTTTCGATTTCAGTTTCGGTTTCAAGATCGTCAGTGTCGTCATCGATAACTTTTTTCAGCGTTTCCGTCTCGCTGGGCAGCTTAAAGGTGTTATGAATCGTGTCAATGTCAGACCCATGAATTTTTGCCAGAAAAACGATGTTTTCCGTAATGCCAACTGGCGCCGCCCAGTCGATCTCGAAAGCGATTCCACTAGTAGTAATAAGTTTTTTCATTTAATCCACTTCCAGTCTAGCTTACGCTCAAAACGCTAATTGCGACGTTGTCGATAGTTTTAACTTTTCTAGTGGTATACACCACGTTGCCGTTTATATACAAAGAATTCAGATAAGCGGCTTTCGCTCTTATGAAGTCAACCTGTGCAGTTTCCGCAAACAACTTGTTTACGTACGCCAACTCGGACTGAAGCGTATCTATTTTGGCGACTTCGCCCTGTACATCCTTGGCGAGCCTATCGAAAGCAACCTGCGCACTGCCAATCTTGCCTTTTGTAACAGCCTCGTCTTTTAACTTCCCGTTCGTAACCCCACCGTCGGCAAGTTGTTCTTCGCCTATATTTTTCGGCTTAACTTTCGTGTTAGTTATCTGTCCATCTCCGATATGCCGTGTCTGAATCGTACCGTCATCGATGACGTCCGGCTGAACCGCGCCACCGGTTCCCCCAGGACCCTTCTTCGCGAGCAAATCGTGGTCAATTGCGCCGAGCTCGATATTGTATTTACCGATGGCTTCCTGTCCGATCTTGCCTTTACCAACAGCGCCCTTAGCAATCTTCGAGTCGGTAATACTCTCATTTTGAATTCGCTCGGGCGGAACTAGCCCCTTACGAAGACGAGAGGCGTCCATCAGATTAAAATACTTGCTCTCTTTAGCGTGACCGACTTCGATCTCTTCGCAGCGCTCGAGGAGAACGTTGTATTTGTACTTAACGACCTTCGCTTTGACGTCGACGCCCATACTCGGAAAACGAACGCGAACGGCGTCGTGAATTCTTACATCCTGCCCGATGTTCGCGTAGGAAACGGTAAGGGAAATCTCTGGTTCGCCGATCTCCTCTTTCGTTACCCATTCGGCTGCTTTTGCATTGATCTGGGTTACGGTCGGTACGCCATTCGGGAAATGCTCGCTGAGATCCACCGGCTCGATTCGCTGCGTCTCATAGGTTCCGGGGCCGTACGCGATGTCCCCGTAGATAATCGGCTGCGTAGCGTACTGATCGTCGCTAGAAGTCCTCTTATAATACGGAAGAATCCCGGTGATCATTTCGCTATTGTTCTGCTCTTGTGTAAGGTCTACAAGATCGACACCGTAGTTGATCGTAACGTCGCGATCTTCTCCACCGACCCGTTTCAGCTGGACCGAGTAATTGTCAAATATAAGGTCGCCACCATAGGTTCCCTTAATAGACTTATCGCCGTCAAGCAACATGGCCCGCATGCTTACCGGAGAATCAGGTT